GAGTCTTCTTGCATTGGTCTATATCTGTAGTTTCCTATTAAAGATATGTTTGTTGCAATATTCATATTCCATTCAGCGATCACTGATGATCTTGTTTGAACAGAAGAGTTTGTTTCTATATAGTTTAATAAATCTTTATCTTGAAACATTATGCCTCTTCCAGTGTTAGAGACACATTCCAAAAATCAAAGTTCAAACCACTTCTTTTAACAACTGAGTAACTAAAGTCTGAAAAAAATACTTCTATAATTTCATTATATTTATTTATATTATTAAACCTATTGTCTGTTTCCCCTGCATCTGTATCTTCAAAGTTTGTGTACTTGTCATATGAAAGATATACCCAAAAAGACCCTTTATGGTTATCATACCAATCAAGCAGTTCGACTCCGCCTGCTCCGCCATCAGTTGTAAACTCTAATGGATTTTGTCTAGAAGCAGTTTTAATCATATCCGCATTTCCGTTGGTATCAAAATCTGCTTTAGTATCATATGCTCTTGATGGCAACATATTCCAAGATGCTGTAATTTGTAGTTTATCCGCAATATGGTATGACCTCATACGGCCATTGATCATTCTTTCCCGTTTTTCAATTCTAGTAGGCTTAAAGTCAATACCTGACCTGTTATCATCTGAAAGTATTAAAAACTCCCCATTGGACCCTTCAGAGGCTGTATATGACCCTATCTCGTTGCCATCTGGTATATAAAACCCATCAACTTTTGTTCCAGGGTTGTCAGAAAATAACATTGCCTGTGGTCTGGAGTATTTCTTTCTACCAGACATGTAGTTATTAGTTGCCATTATATCCTAGTCCCCCTCATTTTTTGACCATCTATGCTTTTTATTTGTGCCATTACAACTCTTGCAATTTCATTAGGGTTTGATTCTGACAATACATTAACATTGATACTATAATTATACACTGAGTCCCCTACTGAATCTCCATTATTTATTGCTTTCATTTTATCTATACCTTGAGATTGGACTGCATACTTGCTCATAACAAATTCTCCTGGGGTAAGCATTGCAGGAACTGTGTCGGTTCCCTTTGCATATCCTCCAGAATTAAACAAACTTGAAACAAATCCACCTGAAGAAAAAGTTGGAACCTGTTTACGGGGATAATTACCATAACCAGTACCAAAGTTAGGGTTTGAAGTATTGAATAGTTGTGCTTGTTCATTGAATTTGAGATCTCCTGCAGCAAGTGCTTCTGCTTCCTCCTTGTCTTTGAGTTCTGCTGCTGCTTTAGCAACTGCTGCTGCCTTTACGGCTGCTACTTTGACAGGATCAGTTTCTGCTGGGACTGGATAATCTGGAATTTCATAACCAATAACCTCTCCACGACTATTCTTGATTGGCTGAGGTTGAAGAGTTAAAGAGTTTGATCCTCGTCTATCAGTGTCGGAGACGACATCAGTCGGACCTCCAAAAGACCTAGAACCATAATCTCCTATATTCTCTTTGGTTTTTAAAGCACGATATAAAGCCCAAGAAGTTCCTGTCCAACTATAAAAATAAAAAAAGTTGTCATCTGCTAGTGCTGTTGCATCGGGACGATTGTTGTAGTCTAGTAATGGGTGGGTTTGAGCCCTCTCTGCATTTAGTTGTCCTCTCTGACTTTTTTCGCTAATTCTTCTAAAATCATCGTCTAGTCCTGCTTCTCTTAGTTTTGCGCGTTGAGCGATATTCAATCCTTTGTCGCCGTAATTTCCATATTCAGTTTTTCTAGGATCTGGCAGTCCAAGTGCTATGATTTTATCTATATATGTTTGATCAAATGCAGCATCTGCTGCTGCGGTTTGTGCATTGATGCTTTGCTCAGTTGATATCAATGATGCTTTATTTGCTGCATCCCCTTGTTTTAGGTTTTTGGTTTCATTTCCACCTGCACCATTTCCACCTGCACCATTTCCACCTGCACCATTTCCACCTGCACCATTTCCATCCCATGTTCCTAGGCCTTGACTTGCTGGGGCTGTACTATCTGCTGTTACCTTTGCTGCTTTTGCTGTTGCAACTTTTGCTTTTGCTGCATCAACTTTCTTAGACAGTTCTGAAAACTTACCAGCCTCACCTTTGTTTGTTGCATCTTTAAATGCCCTTTCTGCATCAGCCAATTCTTTTTCTGCAACAGTTAGTGCCTGATCTGCTGCTGCTTGTTGTTGAGTCTTGTTTTTTGCATCAAGAACTCCCTGTGGAGTTTTATTGTATGCTTTTAACTTATCAAGAACGGATTGCCACTTCTTATCAATTGCATCTGTTGATGCAAGGAGTACTCCAAGTTGTTTATCCAGGTCTTTACCTGCTAAAGTATTAGCATCTATTCTTGCCTTTATTCTATCCCAACTATATCTTGTTTGATCTAATACTGTTATCTCATCAACAAGTTTATCTATTTGTTCTTGAATTAAAGTGTTGGCATATGTTAAATCTTCAATTTTATCTTCTAGAGGCTCTAGTTGCTTTGTTTGAATCTCTAATATTTTATCTTCTTTATCTCTAATCTTAAGAAGTGCTCCTTCACGAAGTTCTTCTAGTCTATAAATTTCATCTTGCTTAACTCTTATTTGTTCTTGGATTGCAACTCTTCCAGGGTCTGTCTCCATTCTATAAAGTTGTTGAGATATTTCAAACTGACGGCTTTGTATATCCTTTTCACTTAACCCGCTTTGTGGCCCACGAAGCCCATCAATCTCATTTTTTCTTGCTTGCTCTAAAGCATCTGAAGCATCTGTCTGAAGTCTTCCTGCTGCATCTGCACGGTTTGCTTGCATTGCTTGTGCAGCAGATGAGATATCTCCCTTTGATAATGCATCCGCAAGATCGAGTTGCCCCTTTTGTTGACTTAATATTCCATCATTAATATTTGAAACCTTTTGAAGCGCTTCTGCTTGCTTGTCATATTTTTCATTAATCTTTTCTGCTGCATTAGAAATTAAGGCTAAGTCATTTGATAGAGTGGTATTTTCTGTATTTAGTTTTTCCATAGCACGATCACCAAAGATGGGATTCATTTCTAGGTCTCTATTTAAATCATTTACTTCTTCTGATAAACTCTCAATTGGTCTTGAATAATTTTTTTCAATTGCTCTTTGATCTTTTTCAATTTCACGATTAATTAGTTCAATTTGTCTTCTAAATATTGCTGCAGATGCTTCTGCTTCTTTAATTGATTTGTTATTAGCATTCATTGTGTCAACCATTGCAGTTGTTCTTGGGTCTGCACCAGTTCTTAGCAGGCTTTCTTGAACAGCAAACATTTCATCTACAAGTTCGAGTCCTGGTTTAGCAGACTCAGAGAATTGTCCAGCATTAAATTTAATTTGAATATCAATAATCTTTTTAGCCTCAATAGAGTTTAAATAATTTGCTATCTCTTCAGAATCAACCTTTCCATCTTTAAGGTCTTCAATTAAATGTCTTGCAAGTGCTGGGTCATTTAATACCTCTGTCATCTGGTCTGCAGAAAATCCTGCAAGTTGCATTGCTGTTGAAAGTTTTGGCATTTGCTCAAGTAGTTTAAACTCTTCATTTGCCATAATCATTTTTTGGCTAAGTGCAAATCTTTCAGTCTCAGATGCAGCCTTTTTTAAATCTTCAATGTACTGTTTTCTTTCTGGACTTCCAACTTTACCAAGAGCACCTGATGCAATTGCTGCTGCAGTGGCTGCATCTTGAACATGCTCTAGTGCTTCTGTTGCACTTGCTCCACTTGCAATTAGCATTTTAAATGCTGTTTCTTGGTTTGTAATTTGCTCTACTGTTTCTCTATTAACAACATTGGCTTCTCCAACTATCGCCTCATTGTATGTCTTCATCATTTTTACACCAGTAGGAGTAAGTCCTTCAATATTTGCTTTTGTTTTTGGTAGGGCTTTTCCTTTTTTATCTTTTTTAAACTTAAAGATTGCTTTATCCCCCGTGAGTTTTGCTAACTCATTAAAGTCTTTTGCAGACATCCCCATAATCATATCTCTAAATTCTTTTGGAACCTTCATTCCTATCATTCTTTGTTGAAGGCCATCAAACATCTTAAATGCAGTAGACATGTCTTTCTTTACTTTTGGATTACTAAATGCAGCAAGCATAGACTGTAATGGTTTTGTTGCATCAAATGCACCATCACGAACATTCTTAATACGCATAGCAAGATCATCAAGGAAGTCTAGAGGGTTTGATCCACCTACTTTAGGAGTTGCTGCAGGCACATCTGCTCCAACAGAAGTTACTCCTCCTAATCCTGACATTTCAAGTTTTTCAACTGCAAAATCACTATCTGAAAGAAGTTTTAATGCTGCAACATTTTTTGCTAAAATTGCTACATAAGCATCGGAGCCAATTGCAATTCCGTCTATATATGCTTGATTCATAGCCTGCTGAGCAGCAAGAAATTCTATATCTGCAGTACGGGTTTTATCGTTTACTGTAGCCTCATATATCTGCTGTGCTGCAAGTTTTTGCAAGTACTCTGTTTGTTGCTCAAGAGTTCCTTTCTTAAACTGTTCCATTCTATCTTCGTTCTTTTCTAATGCATCGGTTGCAGCCTTCATATTTGGAGAGACATCGGCAGAGGCATCAACGGTCTTGCCATCTTCTGAGGCTAAAGATGTTTTGCCAGCCTTCTTAGCATCTTCTTTTATTTTTTCAAGTGCTGCTTGCTCTTTCTTGATTGTTTCAAGTCCTGCAAGGCCTATGGTTGTAACCATAATCTCAAAGTCAATTGTATTTCCATCTAGAGCCTGAATACTTTTTAGGGTTTCCATCATTGAGTCAAACTGCGCTGGATCTTTCTTTTTCATTACCATTTCTGTAATAATTGAAGTTGCTTGTTTTTTACCCTCTGAAGTACCAAATCCTGAAAACATACCAAACAATTCTTTTGTTTTGGATGTACCCTTTGTTTTAATTGCTGCGTTTAGCAAGAAATCCATTTCGTTTAACTTGCCACTGAACAGATCCATATAACTTGTTGCTTCTGATGGACTCAAAACCTTGCTTCCAACAAGCATTTCCATTTTTGCCTGGAATTGTTGTGCTCCTTTTTCTCCAGCAAGACCAGTAGTTACATTCTTACCCAGTTCGGAATTGTACTCTCCATAAGTAGTATCATTTACAAGGTTTTTAGTTTTCTTTAAAAATGTTTTAGAAGCCTCTTCTTGATCTGTACCCTTGTATGTTGACTCAACCTGTGCTTTAGATGCATCAAAGTATGCATCCTCACGCATTGCTTGCTTACCCCAAACAGAACCACTATAAACTTTATCAAAACTTGCTGCACTTCTATTTATTTGTGAAAGAACTTGATCATTCATAAATTGAGTGTCTTTTACATTCTGAGCATTAAGTGCAGAAAGTTGTGTTTCAATCTCTAATTTCTTTTGTGCATTTGCTGTTGATGCTAACTCTGCTTCTAATTTTTGTTTTGCAGTTTCATACTCAACCTGTACCTGGTCTGCCATCATTGTTGCCAACTCTAAGTTGTTCATATTTAATGCTGCAAGTGCTGCTACTTCTTTTCTTGCTCCTTGTCCAAATCCTGACTTTGATGCAACATTATCTTCAAGGTTATTGGTTCTTTGTCCTGCCTTTGCCATTATTGCAACTCTGGCTTTCATAGGTTCCTTTTCTAGATCTTCACCATCAGGTCCAATCAGTGAGGTTAGTTGACCAATAACCTGCATTTCAAGTTTTGCATCTTTAAGTTCTATAGCCAAGGCTGCTGCGATGCTGTTTGCTGCGTTACTGTCTAAAACTCCATCTGCAACTCCTGTTGCAAGTTTTAATGCTAGATCTGATACTGCTTTATCTTGGCCAAACTCTTTAACATTTTTTTGAAAAAGTTCTTTTTCTTTTTTGCCAGGTTCTGATCCTAAAAATTGTTTTCCAAATATATCGTCAATCTTAACTGCTTCATCATACTTTCCATACTGGCTTTTTTCTCTACGCTTATCCATTTTTTCAGATGCGCCAACCCTACCAGTCATTTCTCCTATTGCCTTTAATCCACTTCTTGTTGCTGAAAGATCTTTTGCAAACTGTGCTGCTTTGCCAGCCATAGCATTAAGGTGCTTATTAAATAGGTATGCTCCTGCTGCTACGGCTGCTAGGGCTACTACAATACCCTGCGGTCCTGTCAATCCCGCAATCATTGGGGCGAACTGTGCAACAGTTGCTGCGCCACCAAGTGCTGCTGTTACTTGTGGTGGTGCTCCTGCCATACCAGCAACCATTGCTGCTGTACCTAATGCTCCTGCAGCCTTTCCAGAAACCTTTCCAACCTTTTCTTTACGCATTCCACGTTTCTTTTTGCCTAGTTGACTCTTCGTAAGAGTTGTAGGTTGTCCAGTTTCTGGATCAAAAAGTATCTGCCCCTTCTTGTCCCTTGTGTAGGTTGATGCTTCATCATAGGCTTCTACAGATCCCATTGCTGTTGCTGGGTTTACATAATTATTATTTGTTTGTGCTCCTGCAGGGATAATTCCATTTTCTGCTGCAAGTCTTGCTGCTTCGTCTGCATTATTTTTTGTAAGCCTATCTCTCTCTATCTTCTTTTGTTTTTCAATTTCTTCATTTACTTTTGCAATGCTTTCTGAAGAGTTTGCAATATTTTCTTGTGCTATTCCAGTTGCCCCTGTTGCTTGAAGAACTTCTCCAAGATTTCCAGTTGTTGCATTTGTTATTTGTGCACCAGTTAAAAGGTTTTCTGTATTTTGTGTTTGAGCATCAAGGGCATCGCTAGTTACATTTGCAAGTTCATCTGTTTTTTCTGCAACTAATACTGTTGACTTTGCTGTATCAGTGGTACCCTCAGCAATAACTTTCTTTGCTTTTTTAACTGATGGGGTTAGGCTTGATTTTTCTTTTGCTTCTGATGTTGATCCTACTCTTGCTCTAGCACCAAGTTTTCTTCTTTGTCTATCTTCTGATTTAAGAATTTGTCTCTCTTCATAGTCTTCTGGATTATTAAGGTCATCATAGAATGCCTTGTTTCCAACATCCATCTTTTCATTTATTACTTCTGTTGGAACTGCAGTGTTACCAAGTGTTGAAGATTGTGCAGATACTCCTGCCTGCCCTTCTTTCATTCCAAGAGTTAAACCTTCTGCAACTTCTTTTCCTGCTTCAATGGCTTTTCTAGATGGTGAGTCTGCTGCTGTTCCAGCCTCGCTTCTAACTCCATCAATTGCTGCTTGACCAACGGTGGCTCCTTGTGATCTAGCATCTGTAACGGCTGCTTCATCTACTTCTATAAAATTACCTTGGCCACCAGGCCTTCTTACTTCTGTGCCACCTGTTTGATATGTTCCTCGCTCATTGTATTTTGGTTTATCTGCTGTATAGGCTTCACCTTTAACGTTTGTTTCACCTCTAGCAACTGCATCTGCGTTGGCAATTGCCTTCTGTTCTGCGTCCATGTGGAGCCTTACTCCAGTAACCGTTTCTCTTGCTACTTTAAAAACTTGACCAAGTTCAGTATCTAGTCCAGCAACCTGAGAACGAACAGTTTGCTCAATTCCTTGAAATACTACGTCGTCAAATATTTGCCCTGGGTTGGCTTGCTTCCATCGTGTAACTTCTTGTAAAAGTCTATCATCATATACTTGTAATGCTCCAGACAGTTGTTCAAAGTTTCCACCACCGATTTCAACTGCTTTTGACCATTTTGAAACTCCAGTTGCTGAAAAGTCTTCCAAGAAAGCATCAATTGTTGGAACAGTATTTCCTGGAATATCTTTATATTTTTTAATCTCTGGGGATCCATCGGCCATTGCTTTATTTATCTGCCCCTGAAGCATGTATCCAAATCCACTTACTGGGCTGGCGGTAGGCATTGCAACATTGGTTCCATTTGCTTGATTACTTGCTTCAATTGCTCTTTGAAGATTTAAAAGTTCTGATTGCGTTTTTTCATGTGTTATGTTTATAGTTCTAGATAACTGATCAATTGGAATTGAAGTAGATGTTTCAGCATGGGAAAACTGCTGAACTTGTTGTTGGCTTGCTCTAGGATTGTAAAATTTATGTAGGCTTGCATCTGCCCCTGCAGTTCCTACTTTTTTAGTTGCCGTAGATGCTCCAGAAGCAGTTAATTGCCTACCTCTACTTTCTGCAGCATCTGCTGCTGATTCAATAACACTTTTTACGCTACTAACCAAAGATGCTCTTAACTGCTCTAAACTTGCTTCACTACTATCAGTTACTGTTCTGCCAGTTGCTTGTGCGTAGGCAATAAGTTTTTCTGCAGAAGTTTTATTAATAAACTCAAATTGTTTACCAATTTCATCTGCTACACCTGCTGAATCATTAGAGCGACTAGCCATCTGACTAATAAAGGTTTGTTGATCACCAGTAACAACTCTTCCAGTTCCTTGATTATATCTTTTTACGGATCCATTTTGAAGTGCTGCTACTAATTCTGGATTATCCTTTGCAGTCTGCTTAGTGATAACAACTTCCCCAGGAGTAAGCAATGCTGGGACTGTATCTTTGTTTCCGCTACCTGGGACTACTCCACCCTGTGCAAACTTCTTTGGAGGTAGACCTGCTACTGCTCCTGCTGGTCCTGGTACTGAGTTAAATAGTCCTGGTGATGATTGTGCAAGTGCTCTTGCCTGAGTTGCTGCATTTCCATATGCTGCAGCAAGTGCATTAACGGATGCCTGCTCAACATTGAATGTAGAAATTAATTGACTGTGAGATGTGTGTAGGGCATTAGATTGTGCAAGGTTTTCAATCTGCTGATTAGTTAAATAATCAAATCCGCTACCAAGAACATTGCTTGAACCATTAAGTTTGGCAATTCCTCCACGAAGCATAGCAAAAAATTTAATTAAGTTAGCAACTCCGTTAGCAAGAATACCAAATGTCATCAAAGCAATTGGGGCTAATCCGCCAATCACACCAATCATAATTGCTATTACTTTTTTTGTTCCGTCACTTAAACCATTAAACTTTTCTAGGATCTTTCCAACAAAGTTAACAATTGGAGTTACTGCTTGCAAGAATGCCTTACCTACGGGAACAAGTTGAAGTTTAAGGTTTTCCATAGACTTCTTAAATTTGTTACCAGTCATGTCTTCAACCTTGCCAAGTTCTCGCTCAGACAAGATTGCTAATTCTTCAACTGATGCCCCAGCAAGTCCAAGGGCTCTTGCAGCCTGTGAAGAATCTTTTGTTACGTTTTGAAATAATGTAGAAAGACGAGCAAACTGGAACTTACCAAATAGTTGTTCAATTGCTCTTGCACGGTTAAGAGGATCTAGTGTATCAAGTGCTCTTGCAAATCCTACAACAGTTCCTTTTAGATCTCCCTTATTTGCTTCAACAAGACCAGTAATATTTATTCCAAGATCGGCAAGGAATTCACTAGCCTTCTTAGAAGGATTAATCATAGAAGCAAGACCAGACTTAAGTGCGTTAGCACCTTCTGATGCGTTAATTCCACCTTCCTTCATCGCAGTCATAAAGAATGCTAGGTCTTCTACAGATCCACCAAGTTGCTTTATAACTGGTCCAGCCTTTGGAACAGCAATTGTTAAATCCTCAATAGAAAGAACAGTTTGGTTTTCTACTGCGTTAAGGAAGTTAATTTTTCTTGCAAGATCTTCTGTTGCAATTCCAAAAGCATTTGTTAAAGAAATTGTTGTTTCTAAGGCCTGTTGTTGCTCAACTTGACCAAGGACTGAAAGTCGTGTTGCCTGAATTACTTGAGAATTAAGCGCGTCTCCAGTAAGACCCATTGCTGCTGCTGAAGCAGCCATTTCAACAGTATCTTTTACTGCAATTCCATATTTAGTAAATTCTTTTCCAAGTCTTTGAATGTCTGCAATTGCTTTATCAGTTGCATCTCCACCTGTGAACATGTCTCCATAAACTCTTGTAAACTTTGTAACAGCCTGTTCCATTTCCATGAATGTTTTTGCTGCTGTAGAGCCAAGAATAGAAAGAGGAATAGTCAAACCAACCATTAACTGGCGACCTGCCCACTGAGTATTCTTACCAAAATTTAGGAGTTGAGTTGAGCCTTGGCTTAATAACTTATTTAAAAATTGCTGTCTTTGTGCAGCCATTTGCATACGTGTTGCATAATCTGCATACTGGCCATTGACCATCTTAAGGTGCTTTGGAACTACCTGAAGAGTCTTGATCATGTCTCCATTTGCAGACTGCATCTGAATATACTGAGACTGTAGAAGTTTTACTCTGTCTTTACTAGCACGGGTTAATGTCTCACGCTCTTGTGCAAACATCCCTTTAAATACCTTGGTATTTTGCGTTGCTGCTGCTGCGGTGTACCTAAAGTACTGTCGCATTGACATTTGATTTTTTTCAAGTGCTTGCGTGAAAGAAGATGTACTTGAGGCTACATCTTTTTGAGTTGCAACAAACTTTCCAGTTGCATTAATAGCCTGCATTAACTGGCTATTAAGGCCCTTCTGGGCATTCATTGCTGCAACATTACCCTGAGTTAGGGTTTGATTAAAACGGCTGAGTCCAGACTGTAACTGACGTAATTGTGCTAAGGCTTGACTGGTATCAAAATTAATACCAATATTTGCATTTACGTCAGCCAATCAAAACACCTCTTTACTTGATTGAGTTTAAAAGACCTGTTGTATCAGAAAGTTGCATTCCTGAAGCAGCATCAATGATCTTATAGACTGTAGGAAGATCTAGATTTTCCTCAATCGCCTCTCTGTTGTCTGCTATTGCAGGCAAATATTGTTTAAATGCAATTTGTACGCAGTCAATTAAAACATCCATAGACTTAGTGTTGTCTTCTGCGACTTCCTGAAGTTTAGTAAACTGCTCCATAAATGGCTTTAGTAGAGATATTTTTAGTGGCTTAATCTGAAACTTTGTTCCATCAATAAGTGATAATTCGTTCTTGCTTTCTGCTTCTTTAACCATGATTTCCTCCATTGTAGTTGTTTAATTATACCATAAGCAGGCTTATTTTTTACTCTATTCTTTCATAGGATAGGCCCATACCAATTCCAAACCCAGCCCTTTGTGCGTTAATCCCTTGAAGAGCAACAATATCTTTTGAGTTGGCTGCTTGCCCACCACTAAATACTCTAGCCTTCATTTCTTCCCAGGCATTACTCTTTTGAGTATTCTTGTCTAGGTCGACCCCTTGCATTGCTGCAAGAAATTTCTTTTCATCGTAGTTTAGTTCTCTGCCTATAGATAATGTTATCATTAATTCTGGCATAGATAATGATCTTTCTAGTTCGTCGTAGTCTTTCCATATCCCCAGCAAAAATACTTCAGACTCTAGTTTTGCAAGGTCAAGGTCTTCCCAAGAAGACCCACTGTCTACAGCCTGTTTTTTAATTGGCTCTTCTGATTTTTCATTAATTTTAATACCAGCAGTTACATCTAAAATATCATATATGTTTTGCAAGTCAACATACTCTTCTAGCATTTCCTGGCTTTGAGTAATCTCTGGCCTAAACTGTTTCATACAAACCCTTGCACATTTTGACAAAGCAATAATGGCTTCAAGGTCTCCTTTAGAGTTTCTGACATCATCAAAAATATCCATTAACTGTCTAAGATATTTTATTTTTAATGGAGACAGTTCTATTTCTACCCCATCTTGCAGAGTAATATTTTTTGTATTATATACCGTTGTTGCCATTATACAAGTATACCAAAGAGAAAGGCCCAATCCCGAAGGATTGAGCCTGTCCCATATTAAGTTATATTATGATGCTGCTGGGATGGTACGATCTACGATCTTACCGTATGATGCGTCATCATTTGGAAGAAGACGGAATGATACTTCGAACATTGTCGCTTCGTCTCTCTTTGCAGATACTGTAACGCTTTCAATTGAAAGTGCACGGTATGCTACGTAAACTCTTTCGAGTTCATCTGATGCTGCACATTCGCCAGTTCCTGGACCAACTGCAACCAAACCGCGTTCGACTGGGCATTCGCCGATGTCTCCTGCTGAAAGATTAAGTGTTGGGTTTCCTGATACTGTGTTGAGATCTGAATCTTTACCTGCAAGGGCAAAGAGAAGATTCTCTAGTGTTGATTCTGCGAATGTAGTATTTAGGTTTACCTGCATGCCTTGCTTGAACAACTTAGCAACGTCAAGAACCTGATCTACTGCAACCTCACCAAAGTCTGGTTGGAATTCAATTTCCAAACCATTCATTGTGTAACCAACGTTACGGAAATCTGCATCATTTGACAAAGTTGTCTTGTATGATACGTCTTCTGCGTATGCTGGAAGGGCTGCTTCTGTAAGTACGCCTGCTTCATGTGTGAAGAGGGCTGCTGCTCCAACAATAATATTGTTGCTGCTACCACGTGTATATGCCATTTATTTCACCTCTTTTTTTTCTTTTGGATTAAAAGGGCTTGTTTCCTCAAGATTAATTATACAGCCCTTTTTATGCATTTACTGAATCAATTATGTCTTGTTGTTGATGGTAGTCGTAGTCAATAATTATCTTATTACCCGCATAGGTTCGGGCTGTTCCAAAGTCGACTATATCTCTTGCCTCTTCTAGTTGATAAATCTTAAAATCATGGAAATAGAACTTACAGGTAACGAAATCTGGTTTTAAAACAGTTCCAAAATTTATTGGATTATTTTTAGCCCATTTGTTTAGATCTTCAGCGCTTTCGTCTCCACGATCTAGAAGTCTTAAAACAGCCTCTTGAATTCTAATCATATTGGTAGTTGTGTTTGACGCAGTATAATAAAAATAATACAAAACCTGTTCAGATTTTATATGAGGAAATGGACCCCTACGCATTCTAAACATTCTGTCATAAACTGCCATAGTTCCACCTGTCGGGAATTGTGTTTGTAACGCCTCTAATGTAGATGGTCCTGTTGGGAAAAAAGGGACATCATCTAATTGTGTCAACTCTGAAATCTTTGCTTGAAGATATTTATTAATCCACAATACTGGAGTATTTATTACTGATGTTGAATCTGTCATTATCCAGCCACCTTTGCGTTAACAACCCATCTGTAACCTGTAGATAAGCCAGTGGATCTTCCACTACGCATCCCTTTTCTTAGATTTTTCTTATATACTATTGGGTTCTCAAAATATTGTCCCAGGTTGCTGCTTTTTAAAAATGCCTGTGTAAAGTATCTACCAAAGAACATGTCAAATGCTTTTTCAAATTCCCCTTGAGTGTTTCCTCCTGGATTTTCAACAACTACAGGCTTCTTTGTATAAACAACTTCTCCATCTACTTCAAACCTTAAAGCATCTGCAAATCGTGGTTTTATAATTACCCTGGTTCCATTTTCCATTATCTCTGCCTTATTACGAAAGGGCTCTGTTGATCCCTGACCTACAGTTGAAGACTGCTTGAAATTTGATATAAAAGATAATCCCATATTGCTAACAGTATAGTCTATATCGAATAGTCTGGCTTCAGGACTACCATTTTTATACCACTCATAAACGTGATGCAAAGTTGATGGAGAAACTCTTGCATTTGTATCAATAAACTGAGAGGCCATCTCTGACACATCTGCTCCTAAAAGTTTTAGGAATTCTGACTTTCCGTTCTGTACTCCTTCAGTAAAACCAGTTGAGTAATTAATAAGATTTTTCATCTGGTTATTAAATTTTTTATTATCGAACCTGGCTTTTATCATACATCTACCGCCTGATTCTCAGACCTTCTAATAATTAGTTTGTAATATTCAACTGACCCAAATGGTCCAACAAATGGGTCTTGTGTTGCAATTTCAAATATTGTTGACTTGCCTGATCTTGGACCAGAAGTTTCTGTGTATATATCGTTGCAGTTTTTATCCCTAATATTTGTAACAATAACATTTGTAATTGAGTTTTTGGATTCAAGGCTTGACATTCTTATATCTGTCTTTGCTCTGCCAATAAGAATCTTATCTTGTGTTATGTTTACATTGGGCGTTACTTCTTCTTTAAATGCTCCGCCTGCAGGTGCAAAAGAACATGCAATTGTTCTATCAAGTATCCAGGTCTTTTCTACGTTACCGTAAACTCCCTGCTCAACTATTGGATGATAAACATCTGCAAGCATTGGAAATGCAAAGTCTGGCTCTTCGCATATCATTAAATCACACCTGGCTTGACAATGGTCTTAACATATTTGTCAAGTATCTTATCAACTAAGAAGTTCCCAGTACCGCCAAGCATTGCCTTATCAAACTGAATTCTAAACTGATCTGTGTTGTAGGCTGTTATATATCTCTTGTAGTAATCTAACTTACCACATTTAAGATCTTCTATCAATAGTTTGGCTGCGTACTCTACGTCATCAGGTACTTTAAGATATCCGTGGTCTACAACAAATGTGTAGTCATATCCTGATGGGAAAGATATTCCTTCATATCCATAGTAACCAAGATCTCCACTTGCAACTGGTAGATTCTGTGCTGTTGACTCATACCTATTTAACTCAAGAACATCTGCACGAACTCTCTGTATAGCAGTCTTGTCTGGTGTTATTGCATACTGATAGTCACCAAGGTCTGGGTTTGATTTATCATAGACTAAAACGTTATTCTCATAAACCTTAAATACTCTATAAACCTTTTCCCATAAAGAAAAATAATCTGAGCCATTTCCAGTTCCAACTACTGTTATCTTTTTGTTATAAAATCCTTCTGGCACAAATGTGTCTATCATTGATCTTGCTACTAATTCTAAAATTTTATATTCTGCAATCTCTGATGCAGTTGTTCCTAATGTATTTGGATCTACATATGGTCGGATTAGTTCATAGAACTCTTCGTGAATTAATTCTTCACCCTCGCCAATATTGTAAATCTCTACTCTATAGTTATTGTCATATCTTCCAGGGAGTTGAATGTTTATATCGTCTCCTGTTGACCATCCTAAAAATTCTAAAACCTGTACTGAAAGGTCCGCCATATCTGTTACTCTTGCGTATATATCTGCATCTTCGTACCCTAAAGGTACAACAAAATTTACAACAATGTCGTCGTATGGCGGAACTCTCAATATCTCCATGAATTACTTACCGAATTCCTTGGCAACTTCTTCTGGCGTTGCTAGACGAATATGTGAACGAGTGAGCCACTTTTCAGAAGCATCCTTGCTAACAATATTGTAGCCACGATAAACCTTGCCTACCTCTGACCAAGTAACATTCTTCGTTGAATAAACTGCTACCTTTTCAGAAACTAATACTTCAGCCTTTTTCTTTGCGGAGCGTGGCTGACGAACTGTTGTAGTTGCTCCTATTGCACCATCTCCTACTGGACCAAGTGCTGGAACTTCTTCTACGTGTGAATCGTATGTTGGTGTTGTAATTGCGCTAACTGGCTCTTCAACAACTGGTGCTGGAGCCTCTACTTCAGGTTCTGCTGGAGTCTCAACGACTGGTGCTTCTTCAACAATAGGTGTCTCTTCGACAACTGGTGCTTCTTCAACAACTGGGGTTTCAACTACTTCTTCTTCTGATGTAGGATTATTTGTATATTCCATTTTATTCCTCCTGAATAGTATTATATCATTATAAGTAGTAAGGGGAGCAGGAGAATTAACTCCCACTCCCCCTAATTTTTAACTGTTTACAGATTATGAATCTGATTCAGCATCAGCGAATGCGACAGCATCTTGTTCTTCCCATTGAATACCGAAGCGAACGAAGACTGTATATTCTACAGTGTCCTTCTTTGGCTTGTATTCACGGTTTACAGTGATGTCACGCTGGAATCCCCATACACGGTTCTGTGGGAATGTCAAGTCGACATATCCTGCAGGGTAGTATGGAACTTCCTGTACGTCAATTCCGAGAACACGTGTTGTACGTGCTCCACCGAATGTCTGTGCTCCACCGTCAAGGTATGCTTGACGATTAGTTGGAGTTCCGCCAGCCTGTGAAGCAAATGCTTCAGCAACTGCGTCTGCTAGGGTACCGTTATTCTTAACGATTCCCTGGAATGCATCTGTACCAGCATAGAACTTCAAGTTAGACTTGATAGCACGATACTTGCGTGGCATTGCAAGAATGATGTTCTGCATTACATCTGTTGTCCAGGCGTTATTAGCGACTGTTACAACTGACTCATGAGCATCTCCGTCAGTCTTTACACGGTTTACGAAACCGTTTAGGATTGAAGTAAATGCGTTTGAACCTGTTCCTGTTCCGTTGATTGCAAGGTCTTCGATATCATTACCGAAAGCGTTTGTCATCAAGCGTACAATGTGATCTTCTAGTGCTGCACCTTCGATGTTATCTTCTAGTGCTTCTGCAGATACTTCCCAGTCAAGACGAATCTTCTTTGTAGTCAATTCAACCTTTGAGAATGTTGCACCTGCGTTTGTGTAATCGCCAACTGCTTGCGCTGCTGCACGAATAACACGCTCTCCGACGTTTACCTTTTCGAGTTCCATTGTATTGGCTCTCATTGTAACGCGACGGCCATCTTGGGCGAGAATGGTAGCATCCCACACGTAGTCAATAAAACGACGTGCTTGCTCTGGGCGTAGGATACCTGATCCAGCCTCACCTGAAGGGTTAACTGCATTTGGTCCAGATGTTACTCCTGATAGTGCTGTTGGGATATTACCCAAGACACCACCATCGGTGTAATTACCTGGTACGTTTGAACCTGCTTCAGATCCAGATGCGAATGCACCTTGTCCCTGATACAGTCCTGGTGCTGTTCCACCAAGATTACCTGAAGTTCCAGGTTGGTTCTTTTCTATATTTTGTTCCGACATATTGTCACCTCCTGTGATTTTTTACTTATTAATTAAATAAGTCGGCTGTTTTGAGGAAACTACCGCCCCATAGGGATTTTTCAACCGTTTCAGGTTGATTCTGTACTATCTCGCCGAGATCGCCAGACTTTCGGAAAGCAGTGTCTTGCTCTACAAGTTCCACACGCTTACCAAATTCATTGAATCCACTTGATACTGTTGCAATATCTTTTGCAACTGCTTCAAATGAACTTTTTGCTGTTTCAACATCAACCTTTGAAGACTTAAGCATTTCTACTTCTGCCTGCAATGAGTTAACCTTTGAAACTAGATCGCTAAAGGCTGATTCTAGAGTGTTCTTGATTTCTACAGTTGAATCAACTGCTTCATCTGATTTAGATACTTCTGTAACTTCTTCAACTACGTCAACTGCAGAAGTCTCTTCAGACTTTGCAATCTCTTCAGATGCTGGGGCTTCATCAGCCTTAATAACATCTTCTGTAGTTGTTTCAACTACTGCATCAACCTCTGGAGCGACCTCTGACTTTTCTACTTCTACTGCTGCTTCTGTTTCAAGAACTTCTGCAACTGCTTCTGTCTTTTCTGTCATAGGTTGTACCTCCTTGTTAATCTTAGAAGTATTAATGCCTTTAGCACTATCAACTAAGAATTTTATCATTGTTACTTTTTCTTTATCCGTTTTTTCAACGAAACCTATATTTTCCATTTGTTCACCGTTTATTGGACTAGTTTCTGACTCATTCTCAGATGCCAAAACTATACCATTTGCTTTATCGTAAAAAACATTTTCTAAAACTGTTGCGTCACCCTTAAATACATCTACTCCGTCTACCTTTTCAACAGATACAATGTTTGCAAATTGATTTGCTGGGGAATCTACAAGACTCAACTCAACTAAATCATATTCTTTAATAACTCTAATTTGTGTGTCTGACTTTTCATCATATGCGTCATCCCACTTATTCATTCTTCCGCCAATAGAAAAACCAGTTAGCGTTCCATCTAGAACTTTTTCCCAAGTATCTTGTGCACCTTTTGAAACATATGCGGAGACAAAAACACCCTTATAAAACTTCTTTGATTCTGGATCAAAGTACTTGTCTTCTTTAAAGTTAACCATCTTGCCTACTGCTAGTGGTTGGTGCATTTCTCTAATGTTCCCACGGAATTTTGCAAATGCTGCCATTGATGCTTCTGCTGTTACGATGTCATCTTGCTTATCAATATTGTCAAGTGATGCAAAGCCTGAGACGATTCTTCGCTCTTTATCTACCTTACTAAAAGGCATCGAAAGTCGGAGATTATCTCCCTCTGAATTCCAGTGTGCTTTAGATATAATCATGGTTATTCTATTATATACCCTTTTTTATTGAAGTATCACTATTTGGACATATCGGACACATCGTCAACTTTACGACCTTCGCCTTTTGGATTTCTTCCACTTACTGTGGCTGGTCCGTCAGACTGGTTATTAGTTCTTTCTGTGTCTCTTTGTCTATCTGCATTATCATTTGCTGTGTCTTGAGGTTTTGGATCGAAAGGCTCGTTACCGCCTTCAATCTGTGGAAGACCAAGAAGTTCTCTACCTTCATTTGGTAGCATAACCTGAGTCTTAACAAGTCTTTCAATTATTTGTGATTGAGCAATTTCATCTGTAAGAGTAAGTTCGTTAAACTTAAACTCCAAGATATCTGTTTTTTCTCTTATAATCTTGTTAATCATTTTCTCAAGATTTCTTTGTGCTGGTCTTGCAACTTGCTCTTTAAATGTGCGGTCTTGAGATAGGGCTGCAGCGATGGCTGCTGAATCAGAACCACCAATTTTAGAAAGAGGAACTTGATGTGCAACAAGAATATCATCTCTGTTTTGTTTGCGATACTCTTTAAATGATGCCTCTTGAATTCCATTTTCTACAGGATCCATCTTAAACTCTACCTTGTTGGTATCTGAATCTCCAGGAAGTGGAATATATAGTGTTCTATGATTTTGTCCTTTAAGACCACTTTGAAGAAATCTAAACATTTTATCTTCTGCCTCAGCAGATAGTTTTGCTCCCTTAAGCGTTACAACATATCTTGGCGTTGCTTTATTCTGGAAGTAGTCAATATTGTATTGTGATGCAAGTTGATCTCCGTGAAGCGATCCAATCGCAGACATGATATCTGGAACGCCATAAAAAGTATTTAGTGGTGAGTATTCTTTAAAATGAATAATCTCATTTGGACGAGCATCTGTTCCAAGTGGATTTGCATTTGTTGCTCCAAAGTTACGGAAGTAAACTACTTTGTTTGCAATGACCTGAACAAAGCCATCACGAAGACGACGAACACGCATTGTTGTAGATGGGATATGACCAACATATCCAATGTCCCCACGAACTGTTCTTCCTACTTCAAGGTATCCATTTCCTGTTGCTTGTAGATCAGTAAACACCTTTTCCATGGTTGTAGTAAAGGAGTCTTCTGTATTTAGAGATTCTAGCCAATCGCTTAACTCAATCTTGGCTCTTTCAATTCTTCTACGTGCATTTTCTGCTGTCTTTGGTTCTGATGCTTCTAACTTAAGCATTGTTCTTTTAGAAACCTTAAACTCATAACCAAGCCCAACAATATTTTCTACCTTGGCATCAATTGCTGCGTGGTTTGCAAATGAAGTATCATAGAAACTTGCAAGTTCGTAAAGATTCCATGGTGGAGTAATTACATCGAATAGTCCGTAAGCATTTCTAAATACTGTTCCTGAGTTAATCTCTTTGGACTTTGCTCCGTCACGACCAGTGCTTTCTGCTCTTGAACTTTCTATGTATGCTGGTGTTGCTTCACCCTTTAGTACACGAGTTGTTCTTCTTTTAAAGTTTGCATCAAGTCCCTGCAAATCTTTGACTACATCCCATGACTGATTAAATGGATCTTGCTTTGTAAAAGTGTCATCTTCAGGAAGTGGACTATCTGTCTTTGCTCTAATAAAAAATTCTTTGTCTTCACTCATTAGTCATCACTTCCATATTTTGCAATAGTATCCTTGGCTGCTTGTACTGCACCAAGATCGTTCATAGATGGAATTAATCCTTCTGCCATTCTTTGTTTTTGCTCAGAGTATTCTTCTTCTGAGATTCTGGTTAGACCTGGAACGAAGATGCATTCTCCATCTCCTTCATCCCCGTAATATCTTGCTGCTTCTTTAAGTTTTGATATTTGAAGGATATCTCCTTTCATTGATTCAATGTTTAAAACAGAACCAGTTCCATCCGTAAACCACTTACCGTTAGCCTTTTTGTAAACATAAAGACCCCAGTCATAGTGTTTTTCAATAATTTTTGCACGGGACTCTCCCACTTGCCCTTTCATTCTGGGCAATTGCTTCTTCTTTTTACGCGGATCTTGAGGATTCATACCTATAAGTATACCATATTAGACAGCACTAGCCGTTATTTGTTTCGAAGTAATACCTTTATACACGGTATACTCGTACCCATTAACTGTAAACACCTTGTCCGTATCAATAATAATCTTGTTAGTTCCTGTGTAACTCTTGTAGATTGTTGATGGATCTACTCCATAATAACTTGTTGAAGATAAAATCAAAACCCCACGCCAAACAAAAGAAGATGTTTTCCAGTTATCCCATTCAAGGGTAAGAGGAAGAGAGTATTTAACTCCAAACCACGGTCGTATATCAACCTTTTGAACCTCTTGCAGGTTTGTTGATTGATAATAAGATATCATATTAAATGTTATTGGTCCATTTAGATTAATTGACCCAACCCTAGAATCAAAGTTTAATAGGTTTGGAAATGATATTCCCAAGAATCCCCACTCTTTTACAGTTACAACGGGCTCTTTGACAAGTTTTCCATTCCAATAAAACCCTATATTGTCTTCTAGTTTTCCAGTTCTTACGTTTATAGCATAAATCTTAGCCCGTTCTCCACTTGGGTGAATGGCTACCATATAAAATTTTATATGAGTGTCTTTTGATTGAATCTCAAATATTTCTGTTGAGGCGTACGGGAATGCATCTTGATCGTACCTTATTGCTATCTGCATAGCCATAACCTTGTAGTTGCTAGACATTTCTTTATTAATTGGAATAGACAATCCACGATTAACCACTGGATCAAATGTTCCTTTTAACTCTATTCCCGTATATCTTGTTAGATAGAGGTATGGAGAACTACCCTTGTAAATTGAAAACGGATTCCTATCTTTATAGTCATAGTAAAATCCAGATTTTTTGTATGGGTACATTTCATTTCCAAATCTTGTTCCAATTGGATTCGGAGATGTTGAATTAAATGCCTGAGAAGCATACTCAAGGTTTCTAATCTTAACCTTGTTGTTTATAATACCTTTTACATTAAAGTCTAAATGTGTGACAAGTGCAAGATCTGTTACTCTGACATCTTTTGGAGGGTAAATGATCATATTATTTACAACTTCGTACTTTGTGTTCATCCAGTTATTTCCTGGAGAAACAATAGAATCATTAGAAGGTTTTTCTATATTAATAAAGTTTGACTCTAAAAGGTTGGCTCCGTTTTCAATATACTGAAATGTAACATAAGACTTAACTAGGGAGCCTGAAGTATCATACTTGTAATTTTTAAACGCTCTATTTTTTAAATCATCATAATTTAAATACCCTGTAAACAATTGATTATCCAAAGACTCATAAGTTCTTTGTATTGGAATATTATATTCATCTAATAATTCTTTATATGTCCACTCATCTGTTTGCTCTTCTTCAACAAAATTTGAGGGTGCTGGATAGTTAATATTAAATTGAATCAGGTCAAGGTCATAGTATGAGTTATTTTTTTTATCTGTAACAAATTGAGAAAAGTATGTTAGTGGAATATAGTCTTCCCAATAACCCTGCACATCAATGTCTAAGGTGTAATTATCAAAGTAGAAAGATGGAGAGAGTGTGTAACTTGCGGTATGAACCTGAAATCTATCTACAGGGTATGAATCTGCTCCTCCTGAATCAACCAATTGATCCCACTCCGCACTATTGTTTCCAAAATAATCATCTGTAGAGTTATATTCTACATCTACTGTGTTTGAGTATAATTGAAAAACATTCTCATCATTTATAGGAATTCCTCGCTCATTAAATAACCCCTCAATTTTTTTGTGGTTTCTTTCTGTGCAAAACCCAACTTTGTATATTTTACCAGTAAAGGTTTGTGTTAGGTCTGATTTTCCACCTATGTAAAATTTTAATGTGTTTATGTTGCCAAAAAAAGAAGCAACGCTGCCTCCAAAATATTTAGAAACCTTATCTATGTCTAGCCCAACAGAAAATATTTCTTCTAGTGCTATACCAGTAAATGGATCATTATCAGACCAAGAAAATGTTGCAATAATGTTTTCTGTATTTCCATAATTTAATTTATAAACTATATCTTTGTTTTGTGTAGAGATTTCAAAATAGTCGGAAGAGTTTTCTGACTCTACTCTAAATAAGGTCTGTGTCTGAGTTGGTTCTTCTAAAAATTTAAAAGAGCCATAAAAAGATCTAACTCTTTGATTTAAAAAGTTTAAATTATCAAAATACATATACCCGTTTGTAACGGAATCAAAAGAAAAGAATTTATCTGGCTCATCCTGAATCTCTCCAAGGTCAGAATACAACTGATTAATATTTGAAGACCCAAGAACTATTTCTGGTAGTTTATAGTCTGGAGTACATAAAAGATTGTTTTCAACACTAAGATTGTCAACAATTGCTTGATTCCATTTTCCTATGTTTGGATATGAGTAGTTATTTGTATAGTCTGCAAATGGGTAATCTATATATACTGATGAACCACTATATGATTGATTAATCCCCTCTGGAAATTCAACTCCTTGGCCATAAACAAACCTTTTTTTAGCAAGAATAATTGGAACAACATAGGTGTATATAGCAACACAATCAATTTCTATAGGAGAAACATCTTCGTATGCATAAAATCCAATCCAGTCTTGCTCCTTGTCATTTAAAATACTTACAGGAAATACTAAATCTGAAGTTAGGTAATTTAAAGAAATTACCTCCTCTCCGTTTATAAGAAGAGATGCATTGTTTTCAGAAAGTCTTATGTGTATAAGCATTGGCCTTGTCCATTCACCAATGTAGTAAGATCCAGAATTTTCTCCAACTTTTAAAACAATAAAAGGTCCTTCAACATATAATCCATCTGTAGAAGAAATTGGACCAAGAATTCTTTTCTTTGTAATTGAGTCTGAATTAATTCTAATCCATGCTTCCAAAGTGTACTCTTTATACTGACCAGCCTCAGATAAAAATCCAAGACCTGGGATAATAACAGATGGCATATCTGTATTTGGCAAAAGTTTTGTTAAGTTTGATGCGCCGTATACAAGTGGAATTCCTGTGTTCTTTGCCATAAGGCTATTATCTTTAACCAAATAGTAGCCTTTATTTTCTTCAAGACCGTATGCATCTGCTGGAATTGCAAAAGACGAAGGCAAAGCGATAGTCGAAGGAAGAGAAATCTTTTGAACACCAAGTGAAGATGAATTAAACTCTTCAGACCACTGCCCGACAGTAACTCCGTTTACTAAAAACTCATAGTCTTCTTCATTTAGGGCTCCACCAACATAGTTAATTTTGATAACAACTCTAAACTGTGTGGTGTCTTCTGGAATGTCAAATGTTTCTGATATAAAAAACCATCTATTTTGAACCGATGTGGTATAAGACTTTAGTCTTTGTATTGTACTTCCAGATGTTGTGTCGTAGTACTCATATCCAATTTCAAAACTAGATGTATAGGCACTTATCGAATTAAAAAATGCTCCTACAGAAAATGTTGATAGATCTTTGTTTAAGTTTGAAAAGTTATCAATATCATTACTTATGCAAGTTATCTGACTAAAGGCATCATTTGTCAAAGCACCAGTTATTTTTGTGGTCTTGCTTTCTGGAAATGGTTCATCAGTAATGTCTGTAACAGTAACTGCAGAAAGACCAAGAGGATCTCCTGAAGCATCTTTCCAATTAGAGACATCTCTGCCAGCCTCATCTATCAAACTTATATAGTCAGCCTTATCGTCCAAAGCCCACAAAGCGATTGGATGCTCTGCATATATTTTTTCTGCGTACAGATTTGATGGATTAGACATTATAAGTCTATTTTACCACAGAAGGCTACTTGTTTATTTTAATTTCACAGTAGTCTGTGGTGCAGTACATCTCTCCTTGAGCCTCAAGATTTTCTGCTCCGTCATAAATAGCAGCAAAATCAATATGCTTCAACTTACCAATATAGGACTCATATTGCTCTTCAGTAATCTGAGTATATGGCTGTTGGGGATATGTATGATTTCCCATTGGAAGAAATGAAACTGCCTTTAACTGTCCCTCGTACATATGCAGTGCTGGAACAACATGCTTTGACTCTGTTTCCTTGTCAAATGAAAGTGTTACAGAAACACCATTGTCTGACCAGTACTTCTGAGCAGTTGCAGCAAGTGCAATCTTTTCAAATAATGTAACATCCTTTTCAGATCTTGGATGACCTGACTTGATTGGGAAGTAAACTACTGATGTGTTTGCTGATACTACGTCATCTTCAATTGTGTACCCCGCTGCTTTGAACAAGTGCATCATTGGGTCTGTGTTTCCAAAACGAACTGCACGAAGGAAAAAGTTTCCTCCAGGTCCCCAGTGAACTCCAGGAGTTGCACCAGAAAGAATTGAAACTGATCCTGATGGCTTAACTGTTGTTACACGAATTGATTCACGAACACATAGCCATTCTGAATATTGGTGATCATAGTGACGAATCTTGTTGTAGCCTTCATCCATCCATTCACGAACAATTGGCAAACCTTTTTGATCTGCAAATGATGCAATACCAGTAAGAGATGTACCAATACGACGATTGCGTTGCATAATACCGTTTGTTTGTGGCCAGTGTGTTGGAACAAGTGTTACAGTCTTTCCATACAAGTATGCAAACTTCAGGGTACGCAGGAAGTCTTCCTTAGATTCGTGACGATTTAGGTGCACTTCTACAAGTGTACATAATTCATATGATTCCAATGGCTGCTCCGCACAAGGGTTAAAGCCCATCACACGATAATCTTTCCCATCTGGCGCATCCTTTAGTCTGCCATAATTACGAGCAACATCAAGCCAGATAAAACCTGGTTCTCCATTTTCTGTAATTAAATCTACATAGTCTTCATACTTTGTTCCTACTTCTGCTGAAATAGAATTATTAGACATCCAAGCCCAACCTGGATTTTCTGGATCAAATGAGTTGCGCTCTGGGAACATCTCTGAGTTCTTTAGATTCATAAATGTTTCATCCCCTGCATTACCCAAAGCAAGAGTTGCTGATCTACGAACATTGCCTGATACAACGCAAGTACCAATAAGGTTTACTAAGTCTACAATGGCACGAGAATCTAGTGTTTCTCCGCCTCTGGAGCCGATTACACGGTCTATCTGGTCGTGCAACTTGATAAGAGGTGCAGGTCCTGATGCAACGCCTCCAAAGCCCTTGATAGGGGCTCCTAGGGGTCTGATCAAATCATAGTTAAATTTCTGAATACTCTGGTTTGCTCTTAAATATGAATTGATCAGAAGTCTAACTGATTCTACCCAACCTTCACGAGTGTCTGGGATTTCAAAGATCTCTTCTGGTTCTGTTGGGGTGTAGATTGAAAAATTCTTATCCTGTCCAACTGTATCAAACCCTACACCAATGCCAAGCATCAATGCATCCATAACCCAAGCAAACAAGGCTCCTGGATCATTCTTATCAAGGTCCTTTGTTGATACCATTGCACAGTTTTGTAGTGCTGCTGAGTTCTTCTTCTCCATAGTCATAGGAGTTCCAAATGCCCACATACCTCGGCCTGGTGGTGTCCACTTTAATTCAAACATTCTTTGGAATGCTTCTTGTGCTGACTTCTGAGCCTTGTAGTCATTCCACGGTAGGCGGTTTTCTTTAGCGTGATTCTTTTGAACTGAATACATACCCTCGATTACACGACGACAAACCTCATGCCATCTCTCTTTGGTTCCATCTTCCTTCATTCTTGAGTAAGTACGAATAAAAGTAATTTCTCCAAGTGAATTTTCTGCTGCATCTTTAAACCCAAATGGGCTTGCTTGGTTCTTGTACTTTTCTACGAAGTCCTCTGGAAGTTTAAAACTAAAAAAATCTGACATAATGTGTATCGTCCTTTCAAAAACGGATTAAGTGTTAATTATAGCAGAGTTTTATAAAAAGCAAAACTCTCCCTAAAGTTGTTATTTACAGTTAGTTTACAATGTTTGCCAGTGTAGGTATTTTCTGTAGTCTCCGTGACCAATAACATTTGAGTCAACCCACCAATCTTCGTGAAAAGATCTGTGAACTAAAGAGTATCCAAAAGAATCCAAGATTTCTCTTTGTGCATCTCTAATTGAATCATTTCTCCAATACATATTTGCATCGTGCTCAAAAGTAATTAAAGTAAATCTATACGTGTTTAGTGGAACTGCTATTAATCCTTGAAGTGTCCAATGACTATTTCCAACTGGCCTACCGTAATTATCATAACCAGCATCTATGTCTAATTGTAGATAGTCAATTTGTTTTGGAAAGTTGTTTTTTTCAAAGTAGTCTACATAGTTAAAGGCAAGAGCATCACCCATACAAGGGTTTTTTCTATTAGAATTAAATTCATCTCTCATAGACTCAACTATTTCAAATGAAACCCCAGTCCAGTCATAGTCTTGCTCTAACGAAAAAGTGTTATTACCATTGCTATAGTGTGCTGCACCCAACTCTACATAATATCCATTTTTCTTTTTATCTAAAATATCAATTACAAACTGTTCTTGCTGTGTTATGTTATGTATCATTTAAATAACTCTTTCTTTAGTCTTGTTGGAGAATCCTCTGTTCCACGTATAAAAACAGTAGAGAAGTATCTTATTGTATCATCTAGGACTGGCAGAGAGCCGTGGACTATGTGCCCCCCGTGTATATATAATGCATTTGCTTTTGGTTTAATTGTAATTTTTAGATCTGGATAATCTAACTCCCCGCCTAAATAGTCATCATTATAATACAAACAAAATCCATATCCTATGTAGTATGGCAAATCTGGAATCCACTGGTCTGCGTGGTGTTTAATAAAGTCACCTTTTTTATATCTTTGCAAATGTGTCTTTTCAGGATAGTAAGAATAGGACTCAAAAAGATTTCTCATCTTATCGTTTATTAAATCAAAAACATTTGTTGATTTAAAGTATAGGTTTTTTCCATACCAAAAATCTGGAGTTTTATTTTCATCCCTTGCTGCTTCATCAAACCAATCTTCTTCTGGAGTATTGTTGATTATAGTATAAACATCGGCAAGTTCTTGCTCTGTTAAAAATTCTTCTACTTCATATACATCATCATAAAGTTTATTTATTTTCATATTTCTCCAAATTATTTACCACTAAGTATGTGGTTTACCTCTATGTGATTTATATTTACATGCTTTGGTAACTCAGATACCCACCTAATGCACTCTGCCATATCTTCTGCTGTTAATGCAGCATTCTTTTTTTCTTCTTGTGTATCTATTGTACCTGGACAAATTTCAGTAATCTTAATTCCATATTCTGGAAACTCTAATCTCATAGTATCTACAAGAGCCATCATACCTCTTTTAGCGTTAGTATAGTTTCCTCCTGATCTATATGGAAACTTTCCACCCAAAGAACTAATAAAAATAATTGTAGGAGATTCTGACTTTTTCATAGAAGGAACAAATAGTTGTGAAAGATACATTGGACCAGATACATTTATATCATACGCTATTCTAAAGTTATCCATTGTTTCATTAATTATATGAGTAGGACCTGATCCTCCTCCTGCATTATTAACAAGCAAGTCAAGAGTTATGTCACTATACTTTTCGTGAAACCTTTTAATCTCATCAGCGCTAGTTATGTCCAGTCTATAAACTTCAACATTATCAGAAACTAAATTAATAACTTTAGACAAATCTCTAGAAACAGCAATAACCTTGTATCCGTTTTCAGATAAAAGTTTTACAGTGGCATAGCCAACGCCTTTACTGGCACCTGTAACTATTGCTGTTTTCACTTACATCCCCTGAGATTTGTTAAGATCCATTCCATTATGAATCCAGTGTGCAGGAACCATATATTTAAAACCAGACTTCACAATATGTGCTGTATGAAAGTATGGAGGAAATGCTGGGAATATGATAACGCTATTTGCTTTTGGTTTTAGTCCAAAATCAATTGCTTTATTTGCTACAGATATATCATAGTCTAAGTCTACTGCTGGTGCAGATCCTTTAGAGAATCCATCAGAACTTGTCCATCCACCATCATAATCCTTTAATTGAAAAGAGATTTCTCCCCCTTCGCAGTCATCATTTAGATACATTACGAGAGAGTATCTCAAAGTTTTGTCTCCGTCTAATTGATCAAAGTGTGCACCCATACCTGTTCCAGTGTTATATTTTTTTATATTAAAGGTTGGGAAAATTCTTGGTTCATCAAAATCTCCAATAGATGTAGCATAGTCTTTGCAAACATTATACAAAGTATTCATTATTGAATCATAAATATACTTGCTTTTTTCTCCTACTTCTCCTTCAAACTTGTTTATTGCATTAATATCAAATGTCTTTGTTTCGCCATAAATAAAACTTTTATCATTAGATGATGTCCAAGGGTTCCAAACATTTACCCCAGTTTCATTGTTTGAATCAAGGTAGTCTAACTCCTTTAGTGTTGACTGAAACTTATCAAAATTATCTATTGCATCTGTATAGTAATAAACCTTTGGGTCTAATATTTCTTTATTCATTTAACTCCTCCTAGTACCTATTGTTTTCATAATGATCTTTGTCTTTTATAAAACCTACAAGAACATATCTTGTTGGTCCTTCTGCTACATAGTTTACTCCATGCTCATACTCTTTATTCCCTGGAAAAAACAACATTGTTCCTGGCTTGGGCTTTAACTTTATATCCAAATTTGGGAAAAATAGTTCACCCTCTAAATAGTCATCATTTATATATACAATTGTAGCATATTTAATAGAGGGGTCTGTGTTTTGATCTGTGTGTGATTTTAACTCTACGCCTGGCTGCATTCTTTGAATTGTTGCAAGTCCACTTAAATGTAATGTTGAGTCTGAGTCAATTACCATTGAATTTAAAACCTCATACATTGGATGGTATATTTCATGATTAGATATATTAAAATTTTTATCTTTCCAGTTTTGTGTAATTTCAAACTTACCTTCAGCAACAAGGTTTTCTACATCATCTCTTCCAAATTTTTTCATACAAAATGTTTTTAAGTTAGCGTGGTATTCTACTTCCCAATCTTCTTGCGATGTACTATCTATAATACTGTTTAGAGTATTTAACTGATCTTTTGACAAAAAGTTTTCAACCGATATTAGTTCTGAGGTAATTTCTTCAAAAGAGTATCCGCTTTCTTTTAATTGTTTTTTAAAAGAATCAATCATTATCAACATCTTCTATCTTGTATTTATTTCCGTCTTTATCTAACTTGTATCCTTCTTTTAACAAGTCTTGCCACTCTGCTCTTTCAATCTCTTGCTGGGCTCTTGTTGCTTTCATTTCTGCAGCCCAAGCATCTCTTAATTCTTGTGGGTAAGCATCCTCTTCACGATCATCCCAGAAAGATCCGATGGTGTATCTTACTCCACTTTCAATCAAAGTTACTTCGTGCATATTGCTAAATCCCCCGTCAAATACGGCAAGCATTCCAACCTTTGGCTGAATCTCTATTTCTTGTCCTGGGAACTTTAATAGTCCGCCCTCAAAGTCATCATTTAAGTAAAGGAATCCAGCATATCTGCTTCTTGTAAATGCTCCAGACTTTCCTTCAGCATCTGTGTTGTCTGAGTGTATTCTTGCATATGCTCCAGGCTCCCACTTTTGTGTGTGATATCCAATTTTACAAATTGTTTTTGGATCAAGGTCGTGAACTGAAGCAATTGCTTCTGGCATTGCTTTTTCAATGTCTGAAAAAATAGTTGGAGATAATCCAGCATCAAGCACCTCTTGATCGTTATCTTGTGGAAGGACAGAAGAGTATGACTCATAAAATGATATAGGCATCCAGGACAACTTTTCACTTTCTGCTTGAGCATCAAGTGCTTGAATCATTTTTTTACACTCTTCATCACTAATAAAGTTTTCATAAACAACTATATCTTTTGTTATTCTTTTTTTATTATTTAGATTCATTTTATCCTTCTTTCTTTGTCAGCATTACTTTTGTTAGGATTTTCATCTCTAAATTTTTGCATAATGTCTGGTTGCATTTCTGCCCAAACATCTTTACCAAACTCTTTTTCTTTTTCAAACCACTCAGGATCTCCTACAGAATACTTCATCCAATACATCCTAGAAAGGTATTTACTTGCTCCTGTTGCTGGCATTACTCCATGAAGATATACACTGTCTCCATTTTTTAGTATTTCAGGGTGCCCAGAAGGGAAAACAAGAAAGTCTCCAGCCTCTGGCTTATACTTATATGCCTCTCCATTTACAATAAAATCAATCTCTCCACCCTCATAATCATCATTAAAATAAGCAAGGGCTGTTATAGCAAACTTGTATCCTGGACTAATGATAGGCTCTCTAATATAGTCTGAATGATATGTCATTGCAATTGGGTCATCAATGTCTGTTCTATATCTTGCTATAGATGGTCCAGTCATTTGCCACTCTTCTTTAGTTTTGCCATCATTTGACAATACCGTTTTTGTTTTGTCAAGGTCTACACTATTACGTGAAGCATAGTCTTCAGTAACTAAATGAAAATTCTTAAAAAGTTCAAGGATTGCGAGTCTTTGTAGTTCTTCTTTTTCTGTTTTTGTTTCTATTTTCTCAAGGTAGTCAACGCTTAATCTGTGTGGATGATCTGTAAATGTAGGATTTAGATATTCTCCAAAATGAGACCATTTTGTCCAAGGACTAAACAATCCATCATCTTCTCCGTTAGATTCCTTTAGTTGAGAATATGTAGCATTAATATCTTTAAAAACATTTTTATAAACAAATATCTTAGGGTAAACCTCAACTGGATTTAGATCAGAATTTATCATGGCTGTCTATCTCCTGTGTGCTTTAATATTTCCCAAAAGAATGGGCAGGTATACCTGAGCCCACTAGTTATCTCTGTTACTCCGTGAATATATTCCTTATCCCCTGGGAAAAAGTATGCTGCTCCACGCTTTGGTTTAAACTGAACTTTTTGTAAAGGAAAGTACAACTCTCCTCCTTCATAGTCATCATTAATATAAAACAAACTTGCGATATCATACTGAGGGAAATCATTTGGCTTTCCAGCATCTGGACCTTCATGAAGTTCTTTGTCTGCGTGAGGCCTCTGTAGTTGACCTGGAAGCCACTTAACAATTGTTTGTCCTGTAGGTTGTGCTTTGACTTGAAAAAACTCTTCTACAATTGGTTTTAATCTTTCGACTAGACCAGAAATTACTGGAACTATTCTTGGATCGTTTTGGTTTAAAGATGGAGCACTAGCCACTCTGTCTTTCCAAAATCCAGCATCATAGACAACTGTTCCATTTTCATTTACGTGGCTTTGTGTTTGATCCCACACAGTCAAAGTTCTTGCTGCTTTGTCAAGCAATTCTAATTCTTCTTGAGTCATAAAATTTTCTAACTCGACAATATTTTCTTTACCATTACCAAACCATCCAGAAGGTGTCATTGATGGCTTTCTTATTACAACGTTGTCTGCATTATTCATAATTATATTATACCATTCTGTTTATTTTTTGTATTATCTTCTACCGATAACTTTAAAACCCTAACTTCGTGCTCACCCAGAGTTTCTCCTTTTTCGTTTACAGCATCTCTATACCAGTCTGTCCACTTTCCAGCAGAATTTATCACTTGTGCTGCATCTCCATAAGATATATTCGCATCTACTCTTTTTCTATCTTCATCTTTATAATCAACAACTTCTATTGATGTATTGTTTAAATCTGAAAGAGAAATAGGAACTATTGTTGCAAGCGGAGTTCCCGCTTTAATAATAATGTTTTTGTTAGGTGATTTTGCTTTGATTGCTAATGGAAGAGGATTGTCATAAAAAGATGTACTGACGATGTTTGACATTGTTTCAAAATCATTGCTAAAATAATTAACTGGATTAATAGTAAATATACTAACATTTTGTTCAGTTCTAAATATTAATCCAGTATTAAAACTTATAGATGATTGACCTCTTCCTCCATAGGATCCTTCTGGTGCTTTAATAATTTCAATATGTTCTGCAGTTTGATCATTTACACCATCCCAAATAAACTCTATATCTTCAATACAGGAAAGACTCCATCCAACCACATTTGACTGTGTTACTGGAAAACATCTATAAGCGTGACCTTCGGAAGTTGCATCCATCCACTCTCTTTTTATAGACATCGGAGCAATATTAAATAAAGCACCATGAGATTTTTCAGCCGATATTTTAAACACTATTCATTATCCCATTTTGGATCATACATATCTGGGGTATGAAACTTTTTGCTGTAATCTAACATTGTAACAATTGAATATTTAGTTCCCGAAGTAACTGGCATAGCCTGATGAGGATACATAAAGTTTGATGGAAAAATATACAAGTCTCCAGCCTGTGCTTTTATATTTAGGTCTTGTAGCCTAAAGTACAATTCCCCACCTTCGTAATCATCATTGACATATGCGACAAGAGAAACTGTACAATTATATGAAAAGCCGTGATCGTGATGCTCTTTAAAGTGTTGTCCTGGACCATACTTTATAAAGTTAAATGCTTCCCAATACTTTAACGGCATAATGCTATGATCTCTTCTGTAGTCTTCCACTGCTGCAAACTGAGCATCATATACATCTTGCCAAATAGCCTGCAACTTTAGAGATTCTTCGCTAGGGTCTTGCTCTATGTCTGTTTTTTTAAATTTAAAGTCTACGCAGTCCCTATATTCTGGCATAAGTTTTTGATATCCAACATACGCTGGCATCCAGTGGTATCTATTACCCTCTGGGGATAACTCTCCATATAAAGCAACTGATCCAAGGGCGTTTTCAAGTCTATTAATAACATCAAACTCTTTTTTAATTACTCCTCTATAGCAAACTATTCCATTGCCTAGATTTACTTTTTCTGTCCATGTTTGCATTTTATCTCCTATTTATATTCTCTTCTTGACCATACTTTATTTTTATATACACCGCCGTCAGGCTGTCTATAAAACTTTCTATTTTCTATTAATTCGTTGTAGGCAGTAGACTGATCAAGATCTTCTATTTTGTGCTCCCAATTTTCTCTTTTAAATGGAAGAACTTGTAGGTATGGAGTTCCTTCTGGGAGTGTTCCCTCCCAACCATCTGCAATAAAAAATGGGAAACTGCCAAGAAGATGAACTTTATCAGAATCAACAACACCAGTTGTATTTATAAATGGGAGGTCAAATCTATTCATTGGTGTCATAAACAAAGCGCTATAGCCTTCTGGTAGTTTCATTCCCCAGTCTGCCATCCAAGCAAAGTGGTGTTTATAGTATCCTTTAGGGTGTTCAAACTGTGGCATTGGTGGTCTTGGCATACAAAATTCTGTATACATTGGGTTCTCAACCTTAACATCTAAATACCCTGAACTATTTTTAGTAAATGTTAAATCGCAAGGAGTTTTAAAAACGTAGCCAGTTATAAATGCATCCATTATTGCTGGACAGGCTTTCCATGTAGGGATTCTTCCATAGTCGTCTACGGTTCCTTCTTTAGGAAATGGACAAACTTCTTTTGGTGCTTTGTAGTATTCTCCGTTTGGCATCTTTGCAAACCTGTCTGCATCCTTATACCAACCTGGAGTTTCTTTTTGTGTTGGAACAGGAACATTAACGCTATTTTTATTTAGCCATGGCCTAAGTGGTTTAAATATAATTTTATTACTTTTTGTAGTCACTACTTGTGTCCTAACTCATTTATATCAGTCATTACAACAACACAATATTTTGCCCCTGATTTCATTGGCAAAGAAGCATGCTCATAAATATAATTAGATGGGCAAAGAAGAATATCCCCAACTTTAGGAGTGTGAACATATCCATCAAGTCTTGGAAATTTTATTTCTCCGCCTTCATAGTCATCATTAATATAAATTACAGCAGAAACTGTACAGTTATAGGCTGGTCCGTGGTCTGCGTGTATATTAAAATGTTTTCCTTCTCCTTCATATTTTACAAAATTAAAGGCTTCATAATAAACAACATTTATTCCCCAATATTTTGCGTAATCGTCTACACAGTATTTAAGTTTTTGATATATTTCTTCGTGTAAATCGATTAGTTCAGAGTTGTCTTGATCTCTTGGTCCAAGATTTTCTTGTTTATATTTAAAATCTACACAGTCTCTTGCTTTTTTAATTGGATTAGGAGAATTTGTAACTGTAGCCTCTGACCATTTATATTTTTTAGTGCCATCAAGATTTGATTCAAGAGTGTTTATATATCTTTCTGAATCTTCTTTTGAAAAAACATTTCTATATAGATTTATCCCTAGTGCTGGGTTTTCAACTACAATACTATCCTCTATTGTCCTAGTTGGAAATCTATTTATAGCAGTTTCTGATCTATCCTTAGTAAACCAAGGATTTGAATTTTCATCATATACCGACATCTTTATCCTTATCTTGATATAAACAACTTAACCCTAAGTATATCACATCAAAATAAATCACATATCTTTTAAATTTAAACATAAATATTTATATGTTTGTTTTTAGAAGAATGCCATCGCGCCAGAGAATGTAGGTGGGGCGAAGTATGGTGGGAAGAATGGTGGGAAGAATGGTGGGAAGAATGGTGGGAAGAACGGGAAGAATGGTGGGAAGAACGGTGGGAAGAACGGGAAGAACGGGAAGAATGGTGGGAAGAATGGTGGGAAGAACGGGAAGAATGGTGGGAAGAACGGTGGGAAGAACGGAGGAGTAGTGGTAACAGAGTTAGAGGCTGCTGAAGTTAAAGAATTTCCATTAGCATTTGTTGCATAAACTGTATATGTCTGAGCAGTTCCTCCTTCTTGAGTAACTGCAACGCTTATAGTTCCTGAACCCACTGTTGCACCCTTTGCATCAGAAGATGCCCAGGTGTAGCCAGTAATTGCAGAACCACCGTTTGCTGGGGCAGACCAAGAAACATTGTCCTGGTTAACCTGTGTGGTTACGGTTGGTGCTGAAGGTGTTGCTGGAACTGTTGTTGCAGTAATTGATGCTGAGGCAGATGATGCAGCAGATGTTCCTGCAGCATTTGTTGCTGTTGCTGTAAATGTATATGCTGTATTTGACTGAAGACCAGTTACTGTAAGTGGTGAACTGGCACCAGTGGCTGTGAATCCCCCTGGGCTTGAAGTTACTGTAAAGGATGTGGCTGCAGGAGAAAGTGCTGGTAAAGAAAAGGTAACTGTTGCTGAGCCATTATTAAATGCTCTACCAGTACCTACGTTTGTAGCAGATACGCTTGTTGGTGCTAATGGCTCTAGAAAGTCGTTAGACGCTTGAGACTTCTTACCTGCTTTTTTACCTGCTGCCATTTGTATCTCCTAATTTCTTATTGAATTTTTATTACGCTGTTAGATCGCCGTAGACAACCCAAGTGTTTTCTGCTCTCTTAAACAGAGTACAAGATGACCACTGAGTTCTTAACTTTAATCCTGGTGTTGCATTTACTGTTACTCCTGCTGTTCCAGCAATTGTTACTTGTCCCGCTCCAGTTTGAAGAATATCTATAGATGTTCCAACTGGGTATGCAATTGTTGCATTTAGAGGAATTGTTAATGTAAGTGCTGAAGCCGATCCCATTTCAATTAAATCATCTCTGTGATTTAATGTTGAAAGTGTGTATGAGGCAGTCTTTTGAGTAATAGGTGTTAAAGAATCTACCTTTAATCCAAGACTAGTTGTTACTGTTGAAGCAAAGTTTGCATCATCCCCAAGGGCTGCAGCAAGTTCATCAAGTGTGTTAAGGGCTGCTGGAGCACCTGCAAGAATTGCATTTACCTGAGATGTTGCATCTGCAATTGCTTCTGTTTTAGCAGTTTGAATCGCTGTAGCCTGTGCTGTAGATACTGGCTTTGATGCATCTGCTGTGTTGTCAACATTTCCAAGTCCTACATCTGCCTTTGCAAGTCCTACAGGAGATGTAATTGTTTTATTTGTTAAAGTTTGTGTTCCAGTTGTTGTAACTAGTATGCTAGTATCTGCAATTCCATGAACATTTGTTGTTGCTGAGTTATGTGTTGTAACATATCCAGATGCTGTTGTTTCTGCTGCTGTTTGAGCAGTCGACACATTTGTTGTAGTTGCAAGGATTGATGTATCTGCAATTCCATGAACATTTGCTGTTGCTGAGTTATGTGTTGTTACTGCTCCATCTGCATAAGTTTCTGTTGCTACTGTGTTATCAATTTCAAGTGAGTTTGTTCCTGAGTTCCAAGCAAGTCCTGTTCCAGCAAGGTCTGAATACTCACCTGTAACTGAAGCAATTGCGTCTGTGACATATGAGAAAGTTGCAAGGACTGATGTATCTGCAATCCCGTGAACAGATGTGTCTGATTCGTGTGTACTTAGATTAGTTGCAATTGTTGTAAAAAACGCTGGGTCATCATTAATTGCTGCTGCGATTTCATTAAGAGTATTTAGTGCTGCAGGTGCGCCGTCATTAAGGAGTGCTTCAAGGCCTGCTGTGTTAGCAAAATATGATAGTGCAGCCCAGTTTGAAGATCCATTACCAATTTTAAATTTATTTGTGTCGGTCTCAAATCCAATTTCACCTGCTCCAAGTGTTGGGTTTGCAGTAGTCCACTGCTGTGCAGTTCCTCTGCGCTGTTGCATTCTTGTTGCCATATTTTATTTCTCCTTATGGGTGCTGCCCATTTACTATCTTATTATAACCCCTATTTTTTAATTGAAGTTATCTACTACACTACCGCCATCAAATACAACTGTCCAAACTGTTGTGTCTGGTCCACCTGCATCTAAACCTGCACCCTGTGGGCTGTTAAATGTTGCGCCATCGTAGAACTGAGATACTATGAAACCAGTTCCATCAATTGCTGTATCGTGAATGTGCTGTGGTAAGTTATTTGTATCATCAATAGTTGCTTGGGTATACCAAGAACCATCGTAATAAAAATTAACTCTGTTTGTTGCAGTGTCTAACCACTGTGTTCCATTAGTTGGTGAAGCGGGAGCAGTTGCTCCTACAGACATAGATCCTGCTACAGAATCCACATACTCCTTGGTTGTTGCATGCTCTGCAAGAGTTGGGGCTCCTACTGTTACTGCATTTCCAAATGTACCGCCGTTTGCTACGACTAATCCATTCTTGACCCTGAAGTCTTTATCTGCTGTTGTCATTTACTGCTCCCTCTTCCAACTATTTTTATTTTTTATTATGCAAGCAATGTTCCGACAACAGTTACCACTGAGGTATTGTTGGCAGTTGTTACACGAAGTCTTACAGTCGTTCCAACTGACACATAGTCTGCTGTTATTGTCATTAGGGAACCATTAGTTCCGACCATTGCATATTCTGTAATTGAGATGTTGTTTGAAGAATCCATAGTTAGGAGAACTTCTGCAACATCTGTGTGTGAGCCTTGTGCTGTCTTTACTAAGAACTTCGCTGAGCGATACTCTGTTCCAAGGAACTCGTATGCTGTTACTTGGCTTGCTGTTGCTACTGAAACTGTTGCTGCTACCTGCTTAGCAACTGAGTTAATCTCAACTGCTGTAAAGTTTGGAACAACTGCTTCAAGAGCATCTACTGCACGAGAATCCTGGAAGTAAAGGTTTGTTGTACCTTCATCAAGATCATCAGTATCAGAATCTGCTACACCGTTTTCTGCGGTAATAGTAAGACCATTTTCGTCACCTGTGATAGTGATATTATCAAGAGTTGCACCAGTCAAAAGTTGTGCTGCTGAAGTCTTAGCACGAACATCTGTGAAGTACTGGTTTGCTAAACCTTCTTCAATATCGTCTGTATCAAGTGCATCAACAATGCCTTGTGCTGTTCCAGTTGCATCGTATGCTGATGCTGTTGCAGAAAGTGCTGCAGTGTTAAAGTCTGAAATGTCTGCTGAATCAAGACCAGTTACAGAAATTGTTGCTCCTGTAATATTGATGTTGTCTCCTGCAGTTAATGTGTCTTGCTTTTCTCCAATTGATGTTGCAATTGTTGAGGCAAATGAAGCATCATCGTTAATTGCTTCTGCAAGTTCGTTAAGTGTATCCAAAAGTTCTGGAGCACCATTAACAAGGGCTGCAACCTCAGCGGCTGCTGTTCCTGCTGGATCATAGTTGCCTGCAAGACCATCTGCATATGCTTCTGCTGCTGCCTGTGCTGCTGCTGCAGCACCTGATGCATCGTACCAAGTATCTACTGTTGTACGATTAATTTCAATTTGACTTGAACCATCAAGTCCAAGTCCTGTTCCAAGATTTGCATCAATGTAGCCAGTTGCTGAATTGTAATCAATACCAGTTCCTGCAGTGATTGCTCCACGAGCACGAGTATCTGTATAGTAAAGGTTTGTTGAACCTTCTTCAATATCGTCTGTATCAAGTGCATCAATTGCTGTAGTGATATCGCCATCTCTTGCAATGTCTGAACCTGCTGCTACTGTAAGTAGTCCAGCGGTTACTGTGAAATCATCTGTGTCAACAGATGTGATAAGTGTTGATCCACCTACCAGGCCGAGGATGTATGCATCTCCGTCTGCTTCTGTAAGAATTGTCTGGTTGTTAATTGTACCTTGTGCACCCTCAACAATCAGCCCGTGCTTTACTTTAAAATCTTTATTATTTGTTGCCATTTTTATATCTCCTTAGTTATGCCTTAAGTCCCATACGTGCGTAACGTACAGTGACTGGCCTGATCGCAGGGTCTGGAGTGACTGTTAAAGCCACGGTATTTCCAGTGCGAGAGACATCAATGGTGCCAATATTCCCATCATTGTCGATTGTTCCATACTCGCTGACTGATACATCTGTACCGTCAACAAGAATTGTCATTTCAGTTGCGTAGAACTTGTTGTCACCTGCTGAAGTTTTTGATATTGAAACAATATACTTCACCATACGCCAAACCGTAGCATCAAAACTATCAATAACAGTTAAGTTCTCAATACCAGTGATTGTGTTTTCATTGTTACCCGCTGATCCCAGGTCTGTTGCCTGAGCAGAAAGGGTATCAATTAGATCTACATAATTTTCTTGAGTAGGTCTATCACCTGTTTGAAATAGACTCTTTACATTTGAAATTGATATTTTAGCCATATAGAGATTATATCACCCTTTTAATTAATCTAATTAAAGAATATAGTTGCTGTACCCAATAACCTGTAGAGGAATTGCTGGGGTGTTACCTGAACCAATAGCCTGAATCTGTATTGCACTAAATTTAACTCTAAACGGCAATACCTCAGTTATAACTGTTTTTCTTGTGAAGTCTTCTACTTTAACTTCTGCGTAATCTACTAAAAAGATTCGCTCTGTTTTGTTTTTTAATTCATCAAGTATTAATGCTGTGGCCATTAATCTGTTACATCTTCAAGAATCTTCATGCTACCCTGAGCAACTGTCCAAACTCTTGTTGGGTCTGATACCTGAATATCAAAGATGTCTCCTGTTTCAAGTTGAACTGATTCTTCTGCTGTAAGCCAAACTGTAAATTCACCAACAAGGTCATCTTCATCTGCAACTGGATATAAATTTAAAACCAGGGTTGCTGCATCTGTAATAATGCCTTTATCTTTTGCAAGGGTTGGTCTTTTAATTTTCATAGCAATGTCCCACTCAGATCCCTCGCCTTTTAAAACCAAAGGCTCTTTAGCATCATCAGTTACATAAACCTTAAACCCAGATGTATCTCCACGAACCACAGTCCAAATAACTGTAGGAGGTTTATTTCCTATGTCGTATGATGTTTGAGATCCTCTTAGAGTTGCCATTTGTTTATTATATCACGACAAACCGTCTCTGAGTGATCCCCAGGTACCGTTGCCTTTTGCCTCTACTATTACGATTCCGTTTGTATTGTTTGCATATGCACAAATACCAACTGCTGCAGATCCTCCTGCTGGTCTAACATTTGTTAGGCCTCCAGACTCTCCAACATATAAAACCTCTCCTGCAACGAAACTTGAAGTATTTAACCCTTCCATAACTCCAGCAACAACAACTACTCCATCAGAACCATTTCCCGTATTGTTTTTTAATAGTCCAAGTATTGGAGATGATGTAGATGGAAGTGCTTTTGCTATTGTGGTTTTTGTTGAATACCCTGTTGCATATACTGGTACTCCAGCATTTATTGCAGCCCCGCTATTATTTTTTACATTAATCTGAAAATATGATACTCCATATGCTGGTAGAATTGCATCAAGGGATTCTGCTAATTTCTTGAAGTCTCCGTGTACGTTTACTGGTGATGTTTCCAGGGGATATTGAATTCCAGCAGTAGAAAAATCATATGTAGTCATAATAAAATAATTATACACCCAAATTTGACTTTTGGCCCAAAATCATGTTATACTTGGTATAGACACCTACCAGGGTGTTATTGTTTTCTAAGGAGGAAACTATGATTAAATTTATCGAAAGAAACAAAGAGATCATTAGCACACTCAGTATCGTAGCATTAGTAACTGTTTTGTCGAACGGAGCCAATGCTGATTCAGGTCTTGATACGAAGAACAATCTTAGCCTTGAACAGGCTCAGACA